TGGTGTTGCGATTTTCCTGCCCGCTTGCGCCTGTCCAACCTTGGGTATTGTTGTCGCCTTGCTGCACGGTTACAGCCACCCCAAACATCGCGCCAATCGCCACGAAATCATCCGCAGTCTGCACCCCAAGCGACGCCAGTTTGATCAATACCTGCTGCCGCCTTTCCTCGATTGTCTTGCCGACAATCCCAAAGCATGCGTCTGGAATGCCAACCGTTTTCTCCCATCCGTCTAGCAGGTAGGTTGTATTGGCAATGTCCAGCTCGCGCCCAAATAGCACAAGCATAGACTCCAAATCCATGTGAGCCACTGACAAGCCCTTGAGTAACAATCGCATCACTGAGCCGTCAATCACAGCCGCTTCAAACACGCGCCCGCTAGGCAAGTGCGCGGCGAGCGCGTCCGTATGCTGCTCAAGCGTGTGGCTGTGAAAAATGTCTACCGTCATGGGAATGTCACGCCGCTATATACGGGATATTGGCCGGCAGCGCCGCCAAAGCTGCCCGTCGTGGTCAGCGTAAAGCTAGCCAATTGCTCGCCCGTCGTGGTGTCGATAGTGTTGACGATGGCTGAGCGATATTGGTCTTGCGTCAGCGCCGATGACACAACGCCATAATCCAGACAAAGCGCCTTGAGAGACTCTTGAATAGCGCTGCGCATGGATGCAGTATTTGGAGAAAGTGCCGTGAATGTCCACGAGCAATTGACTGGCGTTGGCGCTAGCACGACACAGTTAGCAGCCGATGTGGTGGCCGGCCTGATTGCCTGAATCACATCATTGACGTCATTGACTTGTGACGCATTCGGGATGGGCGAAACGTCATTAGTCCGCACAAAATAAATCTTTACCTGCCCAACGGCTGGGTTATTCTCGAAAACAAATACATTCGTGACGCCCGCCACGGTTTTGGCTGTGTCGATAATCTGCGCCACATTAAACATGGCCACCGGATTCTGTATGCGGAACAGCATGCGGTCGCGCAGCGAATCATCGCCCTCAATATCCGAGCCGCCTTGCAATCCTTGGTAATTGACGTAGCAGGCATTGTTGACGCCGGCAATGGGGGTGGATAGCGTCAAGCGCGCGCTAGCGTCAAGATTAGTGGCTGCGCCCGTTGATGTTGTGGATACGCAAGCAAAGCCGGACGTATAGGCCACACTGCCCACTGGCGAGGCACTGGCGCCAGGGTCGCTGGCCATTGTGTAGCTGAATTGCGTGCCGCTGATTAGGGTGATGGTGTAGGTGCCATTGTATTGCGATGGCGTAGCGCCTGAGATCGTCACCGTCATACCGTCGTAAATGTTATTGGCTTCCGTGGATAGCGTCACAGTGGCCTTTGTGCCCACGCGCGTAATGCTCGCAGGAGTCACGCTGTTAGCTGAGATTGTGCAGTCAGTGTCCGTGGTGTAGACGATGCCGCCCGCCGTGATACTGGTAGCCGCAGGTACGACAGTGGTAGCCGTGCCGGTGAACACTACGCATCCAGTCGCGCCCGTTGCTGGATTGCGCGTCTTGCCCCATACCGCCGCCCACTGGTCTAGCGTCAGATCCGCCGTGTAGGGGATGGCCTCTTGCTCAAGGATGGCAAGCTGCTTGTATACCTCAAACACGCGGTTAGCGTTGGCGATGCCTTGCGCGCCCATCCAAGACTCAGGCAAGAAAGGGTTTGCCGTGGTCGGCAGGTTGCGCTGCAAATCGGCTAGCGTCCGTTGTTGCAGTTGCTGCGGGTTTGTCGGTAGCGGCAGCGCCATGTTATACCCCTGTATTTTGCCAAAGCGCGTAGTTCAGCGTTTCAATTTCGTCATCATTTCTACGGATGGTAATTACCACATCCATGCGCCCGCTTTCTATATCCCGCGTTGGTGTCACGGTCACTTGCTGCGCATAGCTGTAATCTGTCAGCCATGACAAGGCCTGCTGTAGATAGGTGCGGCAACGGTTGATAGTGGATTGCGTCAAGCGGGCTTGGTAGAGCAGCCACATCTTTGACCCTAACTCCACGAGCTGATAATAGTTTCCAATCCACCCGCGCCGCATTTCAGGGATTTCCACCTCTGACTCGCTGGCCCTGCGCTCGCAGTGTAGCGACAATAGGATTGCCGTATCAAAGGAGTTGACGCGCTCAAAGTCGCCATCCGCGCCGATGGTCAGGTCAAAATAGTCGCCGTTGTCGGTCAGCTTCACGTCTACATATTTAGCCATTAGCCCACTACCCCGCCGTTTCCAACGCCGCCGCTGTTTATGTGGAAGTGCGTTTCAGATAGGTTTTTGCCGTTGACGGTGAATCCGCCGGTAATGTTTACGTTGGCCGTGATGTTGACCGTTGCCGCTGCGATATTCACGTTGCGATTTGGCGCGACTATGTTGATGTCGCCGTTAAAGTCCAGATAGATAAAAGCCCCTGTCACCGTATTTTCTAGCACGGCGTCGCCAGGCTTTAGGTTTTTCTGCCGTCCCGCCAAATCCACGGCGAGCGCCATCTTGTTGGATTCTTCGCCATTGATGGGCAGCACCACGGCAAACGTATCGTTAGGTGGCAGACTGGTAATCCCATAGGGCTGCACCATCACCCCCAGACTCTCGCCGCCATTGATTTGCAGCATGAGCAAAGGAGCGCCGCTGTTGCTATCGTCGCTGCTCAGGATTTGCGCTAGCTTTACCTTTTTATCATTCATTCCCAAAACGTCTCCGCATTTTTCTGAGATTGTGGCTCAGTGAGTTGCAGTGTATAGGAATCCTTGTGAACCAACTCCAGATAGGTCACGTCGCCGCCGTCTACCGACTCCTCATAGCTGCAAGAGCTAATCAGCATCGTTTCAAATACGTTGACCGAGGAATCCATCACTGGCACTAGCATATTGGGCCGGAATATCTGCCCATCATTATCAGAATGCCCATCCACCGTGCAGCTATAGCTGCGGCTGCGGGCCTTCCTGATATTGGCCTCCCATTGCGCCAAAGCCGTGCAATCAGCAGAAGACATATTCTCATCGGCATTCAGGTACAAGGTACGCCCTGCGCGAATCTCGCTATCTGTCACCATCACGCTAGACGTATTGGCCACATCCCCAGGCGAGAAGCTGCCGCCCGATAATGTCAGCCCCGTCACGTTGCCTTGCGTCACCACAGCATAAGTGTGAAACCGGCTGCTATCGTCAATGCTGACGCTTGATACGGTGATGGTGTTTTGCTCATCGTTATCCAGATTGCGCAATTCGAAATTGATTTGCTGCGAGCTTGAGCGCGTGATAACGATGTTGCCCGCGCCATCCGTGGTCAGCAATACCTGCTTTTTCTTGGCAAGCGTATCAAGGAAAGAGTACAGATTCTCTCCCGCCTCATTGCTGATAACGTCGGCACTGCCGAATGGCTCAAGTCCCTGCACATTGTTGATAACGCCGACATTGGAGCCGATGGCCGCAATGCCGCGCCGGATAACTTCCTCAAAGCTAATGCCCGCCACCACTTGCACAGCATTGGCCGGCAGCGAGGAGTCTATAAGGTCGCTGGTTTTGTCGCGTCCTGATATTTCAATGCTGCCGCCGCCGACTGAGATTTGCGGGTTGATGCGCTCCACATAGCCATCAATAATCTGCTGATCGTTTATGTAAATCTGCACACTGGCCGCGCGCGGAATCGGGAACGGTTGCCCTTCATCCCATGTGGCTTGAAAGCTGAAGCTGCCCGCCATGCTGTCTATGCTTTTCTGCACACTGGCGCGCGTGAAATCCTCAAACGGCTGGCCATTAACTACCATCCGCTTCATTGCGTAATCACTCGAATATCGCCAGAAAGAAAGCTGGTGTCGTATGAGTCTGGCGCGTTGATGTCCACGATGATTGACGCCTTGGCGTACAGGTCAACATCATTGCCGTAGTAACGAAAGGCAATAACCGAAGCCGGCAGCGTTGGCGTTACCACATCAACAAAGCGGCCTTCATTGAGCTTGGCCGACTCAAGATAGGAATTAACCAGCTGACGAAGCGTAGACACGGCATCAAGCGTTTCTTGATTGGCAAACGCGATAACATTTTGATATTGCGCCTCTAGCCCCGCTTGCACGGCTTCTATTTGGTTAATCGTCGTGTAATCAATTTGCGCGGCTGAATTGTAAGCCTCATTAAGCGCCTGCGTTTGGACAATCTCAGATATTGCCTGCTGCGAGTCATTGTATTGCGCCCTCTGGTATGTCGTTTCGTTTTTGTAGACGAAATCATCGCCGAAGCCAAACAATTGCTGCAATACGTTTACGCTTGATCCTTGCACAGAGTACAGGCTGCTAATCGATGACATGACGCCAGTGATGGAGTCGGCCAGTTGCTGCGGCTGCCGGATAACCTCGGATGCCGTCGAGACAATATCCGCCACGGATTGCGAGAAAGTATCAAAGCCGCTCGATACCTGCCAGCTTTGCACGGTTGACAGCACAGAGTCAGTAAAGCCATTCACAGCGCCAAGCGCGGAGTTATAGCCATCTACCGTAGACGTTGCCAATTTCTTAACAAACGAATCAGACGCCGCAGCATTGGCATTTTCTTTCGCCTGATAGATTTGCGCCTTACTGGTCGCCGTTGGCTTGGGCACTGCCTTGATGGCTGAATAATCAAACTCTAGCGATATGTCGGCGCGGCCAATGTTGCTCATGCTCTCATCAAGCGAGTATGGCCTAGCTGTGACTTCTACCGACGCATCAAAGAATGGGTGCGATAGTGTGCCGTTGCCTTCTTCCTCCAGCGCAGCCAGTAGCGCATCGCGGTTGACGCGATAGCTTGCCGTTTCGTTGCCGCTGTTGTCGTAGGTGGCAGCAATGACGCATGACAGCTTGAAGTTGCGCGGCATGAATCCCAAGTCTTGAATCTTTTGCTTGGGGCTGTTGGGGTATTCGTGCTTCATTTGCTTGCGGCCACCGGACGTAGTGGCCGAGCGAACGTAGAACTGTACGCCTCGAAAGCTGGCAATGTTTAGCTCTTTAATATCCATCAGCCGCCCGCCGTTGAATTGCCGAGTTTGAACGGTGCGCCTGTGAGTGATGAGCCTTGCACCTTGCCGTCTTGGTCAACTTTGATGGTAAGAATTCCATCAAGCGTTTCA